AAACTAATGAAAGAGGTGACGAAATAATGCCAACACTTTACGAATTAACAGGAACTTTTAAAAAAATCAATGACATGGAAGGATTAGATGAAGAAACAAAAGCTGACACTTTAGAATCGATAGATTGGTCGAACGAATTTGAAGAAAAGGTAGAAAATACTGCTAAAGTTATCAAAAATAAAGAAGCTAGCAAAAAGCTAATCAAAGAAGAAATTGATCGTCTGACTGCTCGTTATAAATCATTAGATAATGATGTCGTATGGCTTAAAGGAAGTATGCAAGAAGCGTTTGAAGTTACGGGGCATGAAAAAGTTAAAGGTTTGCTTTTCACTGTTTATATGGGTAAAAATCAACCTTCAGTAGTTGTAGACGAAGAGCGATTACCTAAGAAATACTTTATTCAAAAATTGACACCAGATAAAGCGACAATCAAGGAATTGCTAAAATCTGGGAAAACAATCAAAGGTGCTAGCCTTCAAGAAAGTAGAAGTTTGAGGATTAAATAGTGTTATGAAAATTCTAGCAATTGACCCATCGTCAAATAAAATTGAAACTTCAACAACAGGGATTGTCTTGCTTGATAATGCAAGGTTGGTTAATAGCTGGGTAGTGGAATATGGCATGAAGGGATTTGCAAAGTGGTTTCATGACATTGGAAAAACACTTGATTTTGATGTAGTAGTTGTCGAAGAATTTCGTACCAGAGATAACGATAGGTCAAAAGATAATAGTGTGTTAGAAACTATTGCTTATATCCAGTTGTGTTATCCAGATGCCATTCTTCAATATAACGGTGGGTACAAATCAGATATTCCAGACGACCTTTTAAAAATCTTAGGTTTATGGAAGTTTGAAAAGAGTCACCACCAGGACATACGAGCAGCGGCAAGGCTCGGACTATTCTGGGCCATGAGAAATGATGTTGAAGAAGTTATTCAAGATATTGGAAAAAGAGTTTCGGAGGTAAAAGATTGACAAATATAATTTTAAGAAAATGGCAAAAGGAGGCAGTATCCCGAAGTTCAAGATTAACAAATGGAATTTTTCTTGAAGCTTTGGGAGGTTAAGGCAGGGGGAAAACTATCTGTGCGCTTGCTATTGCAAAGCATAAAAAAGCTAAAAAAATCATCATCACAAACAACCGACTAGCGATTCTGAATGGTTGGATAGATGCAGTTAAGTTTATGAATTTTGATAAAGATGTTGAGATTATCATTCAGACAGATAGATATCTTCAAAATCAAGTCAAAAAGGGGAATAAATTAACCTGTGACGTGCTGATTGTGGATGAGTGGCAGAATATGTCGAGCGATAAACAAGTCGCCTTATATCGCAAAATAAAGCGGAAATACACGATAGGTCTTTCAGCAACACCAATCAGAAAAAAAGGTCAAAACTTCTACCCACTAGAAAAAACAATTTTTGGTTGGGCAACACCTAATAATAAGTTTGATTGGCAAAAGGCTCACGGAAAAATGGTCTATGATCCATTAAGTTATTCAAAAGAGAAGTGGGAAGATTTTAGAGATTATGAACGTTATGTCTCGAATCTACCAAACTTCTTTAGGTGGGAAAAAATCGAAGAAATTGAAAACGCAGTTGAGAATAACGGTTTTGAGATTAAATTCTATAAAAAGAGAGTTGCTCCTGGCAATCCAGAAAAACTTGCTGAATTTAGGAAGTTAAATCTAGTCACAGTAAATGGTAAGACTGCCATGGCTAAGCAATATTTTGGGAGAAACACCTTTGAGCGCTACCTAAACCAAACTGGTGTAGATGTTGATTTTCCTAAACTAAGAGCAGTCAACAAAGACACACCATTAATGTTAGAGCTTGATGGACTAATTGAACGAGCGCCACACGATATGTTGATTGTTAGCAAGTCTAAACAAATTGTAAATGTTATTCGAAACAGACATCCAAACATTGGCATCTGGACTGGAGACATAAAGGACGGTCTTGATAATCAAATAGTGGTTGCTACCAGTCAAGTTTTAGGTGTAGGTGTTGATGGCCTACAACATAAATACCAAACTATCGTTGTTCTGGATCCTGTCGAAGAAGATTCTGGAGAATACGATGATTACCGACAGTTGCTATGGCGCATAACAGGAAGTCGTCAGCAGCACGATGTAAATGTAATTGAATTTTATTATAAAGGAGTATAAATCTTGTTTAAATTACCAGAAAACAAACCACAAATTCCAAAAGACACCCCTCGTAACTATTTCATCTATGGTGAAACCATGAGTGGTAAGTCTTATCTAGCAAACGAATTTCCAAACCCTATCGTACTAAATACGGATGGAAATGCAGAAGCTAATAGCGTACCAAGTATCCAACTATTGAATGAAAAAGACACCTCTGGACGAATTACCAACTCGGTTATCAAACAGTTAGGTGAAATCCTCCTGGCACTTCAAACACAAAAACATTCTTATGAAACAGTCGTAGTCGATGTAATCGATGATGTTATCGAGATGATTAAAATAGCTGTGTGTGATGAACTAACTCCACCAGGAAAACCTCGTTTGAAATCCTTGTCAGAAATTCCATACGGTAAAGGTTATGATTTCTTTAATCAAGCGGTCACTGAATTGGTTATTGATCTAAAAGCCTTACCAATGAACGTTATTTATATCAGTCGACAAATCTCTGAATATGATGATAACGGGAATGCAACTAAGGACAAACCAAGCTTGAAAGATAAGTATGTGAATCTTATCAACGGAAATTCTGACCTGATGATTCATACAGAAAAAATCGGTAATAACTATAACCGTGAGGTTGACCGTAAGCGTAAATCTTACTATACAGACCAAGTGGATGATAAGAAAATCTTGAAGATTTTAACAACAATCCGTGGCGCACTCAGTCCAGTTAAGAATAAGCCTGTAACTGAAGAAAAGCCAACAACTAAAGCAGAAACTAAAAAAGAAGTAGAAACTACTTCAGTAAATGAACTATTTTAAGAATTAAAGGAGAAAACAACATGAGTTTATTAGATATCGCACAATCAATTAAAAAAGAAGGTTTTGACCCACGCAAAGATAGCGCCAATGGCCCTGCACCAATTCCAGCTGGTGAATACCAAGCAATCCTTAAATCCGTTAAATTCAATATTTCAGAAAAAGGCTGGGAAAGTCTCCAATACTGCTTTGAAATCCGTGGTGGTGACTATGATGGTCGAGTTGAATATGCATCATTTGGAACGCTAGACACTTGGAATAACAAAGATATTTCTTGGTCAGTACAACGTACTATTAAATTCTTCCAAAAAGCTCTTGCATTTGCAGATGATGCACCTTTGAAAGCTGACTTTGAAGATGGGAAGGCACTAGAAGAAGCTCTACAACGTAAAGCAGTTGGCTCTTACTTTAAGTTGATTATTATTGAAACGGAAAGCAAAGGTAAAACATACCGTAACTATGATCTTGATGAAGCTGAAGGACTTCCAAGTGCAGAAGGTTTAGAAATCAGTGAAGATGATTTACCATTCTAAAAAATAAAAAAATAGGAGGAAATTAGAATGGCTAGTATGAAAGAGTACGCTCTAAAATATCAAAATTTAGGATTTTCAGTCATTCCAATCAATCCTAAAAATAAAATGCCATTAATTGAATTTGCTGATAAACCTGCTATGACTGCAAGTGAAATTGAAGTTTTTTGGGATGGTTATCCAAATGCTAACATTGCTCTTAAAACAACTAATTTCTTTGTCATTGATATTGACAAGCACGGTAAATCAAACGGTTTTGAGTCTCTTAAAAAATGGAAATACTTAAAACTGATTGAACCAACCCTACAAGCTAAAACAGCGAGTGGTGGGAAACATCTATTCTACTTTAAGAGAGATGATGAGCCTATCACACAGATGATTGGATTCTTACCAGGTGTTGATATTAAGGCTCACGAAAATAACTATATTCTTGTAGCACCATCTGCCACAGAGAAAGGCCAGTATGAGTGGGATTTAGAAAAATCAAAGGAAGGTGGAACAATCGTAACACCTTCCAGAGATTTAATTCGAGCAATTAAGAAACAATACAAAGAAACACATGGCCATACCTATGATGGTAAAGATGGTTTAAGGGATTTAGCTAGAAGGTCTTACACCAGAGACAGAACACAAACCACTGAATTATTTGAAACAATCGCCCTTGGTTTTGGTGATGAAGGTGGACGAAACGACAAACTAGCAAAATTCGTAGGTGGTCTATTATATCGAGCAGTTGATGATGAAGTAGTCATTCAACTTGCAAGATTAGCAAATACTAACAGTCAAAATCCTTTACCTGAAAAAGAAGTAATGCGTACTGTTGAAAGTATGATTAAAAAAGATAGGAGGTGAGAATAATTGGTAATGTAGTTAGCATAAATTCACAAGATACAATGATACTGAATGATAAAGGAGGAATTAAATCAAATAGTCCAAATAATGTACTTCTTTCTTTCAAGGCTGATGATCAATTAAGCATTTACCTAAAACATAATGAATTTTCACAAGAACATGAACTGACCAAAGATATTAGAATTGGAAACACTTTTTTTAAAAAAGGGGAATTACCCTCTAATTTTGATTCAGTTGTAAAAGTTTATTTTGAAAGTGTGTTAGGTGTTGCTTTCTCAAACCAAGCGATGCTGGATGGCATGGAAACCTTCTTCTCAGAAAGGTCATACAATCCAGTTATGGAATACATGGAACGTGCAGCAAGTAATTGGGATGGACGTAAACGCATCAACCAAATGCTTCAAGTCTACCTCGGTGCAGAAGATATTGATTTAGTTTCTAAAATTGCTGAAATGTGGTTAGTTGGCGCAGTCGCTAAAGTATACGAGCCTTACGCTAAATTTGATTATGTTTTAGATCTCATAGGCGGTCAAGGTGTTGGGAAAACCTCTCTCCTTCAAAAATTAGGCGGTGAGTGGTATACCGATGCTGTCACAGATTTTGCAAACAAAGACAATTATGACATCATGTTAAAAGCGTTAATTGTCAATGACGATGAAATGGTTGCTAGTAACCGAATGAGTTTCGCTGAAACAAAAGCTTTTATCTCAAAAACAAGCTTACGTTTTCGTAAACCTTACATGAAGCGTACTGAGGAATTTGCTAAAAATTTTGTACTAGCACGCACGACAAATCAAAAGGAATACTTAAAAGATAAGACTGGTGAACGTAGGTTTTTATCTGTCATGGCAGATATTAGCAGACAGAAGAAACACCCTATGGAAATCGAACCCGAAACAGTTGAACAAATTTGGGGCGAAGCTGTCACAATTTATAAAGCTGGTGCTGATTTGATGTTTGATAAAGAAACTGAAGAACGATTAGAAATCTATCGTGAGAAATTCATGTACCGTGATGAAGTTGAATTACAAGTGCTTGAATATTTGGAAATGCCTATTCCTGATAATTGGTCAAGTTGGTCAATTCAACAACAACATCAGTATACAAGTAAGTATTTTGATAACAGTAGTGAGTTTGAAGCTGGTTCTAAAAAACTGGAAAAAGTATCAACTCGTGAGATGATGTATAACCTCTTTATGAGAAATTCAAACGATAAAAAGTTATCAACTAAAATCAATATGATTATGGATAATCACCCTGGTTGGGAAAAAGGTCAGTTCAGAATTGGTGGAAAAAATACTAAAGGATTTAAGCGAATTAAAGAAAAATAGATCGGTTGCATTTTGAAATTCTATCGGTTGCACGGTTGCACTTTTTAGGAAGAACGGTTGCATGCAACCGATATGCAACCGATAAATCGAAAGAACGGTTGCACCCTTAAACCCTTGATAATACTGACTTTTTTATATTATTTTTATATAATGCAACCGATTAACCGTTATTTTTTAAAAAAGTATTAATAAAAGTATTAATAATAGAGAAAGCCTATTAAATAAGGATTCTTAAATTTTATTTTTTAAATTTTGTTTTTTATCGGTTGCACGGTTGCATTTAATTTTTTGAACAATTTTAGGAGTTAAAAATGAAAGTTGACGTACAATGTCCGTTTTGTGGAGAATGCTATATCAGAAAGGTACAGCCTGATAAAATCTCCATTAGATGCTATGTCTGTAAGAAAGCATTATTTCTGAAATATGTGACAGACACAAAAGACGGTGTGAATGATAAAGGTATTGGACGGTTAGCTCATGAACCGTTCAACCACAATGAGGAAGTTGTGGAATTGAGAGAGGTGTTTGAATGAATATCAAACAACAAATGATTGAAGCGTTAAAGCATTCAATCGAGAAGACGGAAGCTGATATTGTTGAATACTCAAAACCTTGTGAGAAGTCAGTAGCACAAAATAGGACTGCGCACAGAGAGTATTTGAAAAAGCAGTTGAAGAAGATGAAATCACAGTTAAAGGAGTTGGAAGATGAAGTATAAAGTAACAGAATATAACTCAGATTTTCAAGAAGAACAAACGGGGACTTGTGACCTATGTTACGGGACTGCTTGGGTTGAAAATGGTTCAATCACAGTTGAGGACGAAAACGGAACAGAAACAGAAATTGAATTGACCGTTTGGGATTGGGGCGATTATGACA